TCATGCGGTCCCGCGCTTGGGGTACGGCAAGACAGGCAAGCGAAGACGTTTGCGCCAGGACTGCTTCAAAAACAGCACATAGCGAAACTGCCGGAAACGGTGTCGCGTCGCGCGGGAAAGGTTTGCGCGGAGATATTCTCCCCGCTGGCCTGCCTTCCTATGCGCGGTCAACATCATCTCATGATACCATTCGCCATCCAAATGCCAAAAGGTGGTCAAATGGCTCCCGCAATACTGGAAATTACTCGCCTGATAGACCACGCCTAGCCCGCCGCAACGCTCGTCGGCAAAGCTTTGCACCCAGGCCACGGTCGGGCAGGCCTGGCGAATATATTTCAAGGCATAGCTTATCGACTGGCTTTCAGTATTGCGCGGGCAGGCGTCGTCAAGCCACATGCGATTGAGTTCCAAGTACTCTCCGACATCGGTTCCTTCCACCACCTTGCCCGCGCAACGCGGGTTGAGGGCGTAGCCGAACTGGAGCACGCCCCGGAAAAGCCCCTGGTGATAAACGCCAAGGTGCACATAGCTGTTGTTGACGACACGCCTCGAATAATGCCTGGCCACGATGGTTTCCCGTGCCCTGGCCGCCGGAATGGCGGCCAGGTAGAGGTCTTTTTTTCCGAAGCCCTGAACGCCCGTCGCGCCTATCAGATAACCCGGGCAGTCTTCGGTCGGTGCTTCATACGGGCTCGGTTTCGGCGGATGATAGGCCCTTGCCATGGATGCACTCCCTGGGGGAGGCTCCATGGCCTTCTGTATCGGGGCTCGCGGCCCTCACGTGGTTTATGGTGTGGCAACGGGGGCATTTGATTTCGATGGTCCCGGTGCCTTTTGCCAGCAAACGTCCACACTTCCCGCAACGAATCTCCATGACTGCCTTTACAAGGTTGGGCCGGAAGCTGTAGCCCTCTAACGCTCGTGCACGAGCATGGAGCGCGGCTTCGGCCGTGGCGCGATGACCGCTCATCGCGTCGGTGGGGCGGTTGCAGCCGCCCTGCCGCTCCTCTGCATGTCCTCGCCTGCCATTCCTCCCCCGGCCGCTACAAGGCCGTTTTCCCTGCCGCGCTTACCCGTGCGCCACGACGCCTACGGCCTGCACGGCGGCCTGTTTGGCATTGTGCAGGGACACCTCCCAGACCAGGTTGGTGCCGACGGGCAATGCGGCGAGGTTCGTCTTGCCAGAGAGAAAAACAGTATTCGCGGCGTCCCGACTGACCTCGGACAGGGGGATGGAGTCGCACCAAGTCGTGCCGCCGTCGCGGCTCAGGCGCGCCTGGATGTCGGTGTTGGGCGTCAGAGCATCAATCTCGTTGGCTGCGATGTAGATGTCTGCGATGTCTTGATCATAATCAAAATCAACGGGATTTGGTATGAGAACAGGATCGGAGTAGCTGTACTTCCCGCAAGCCATAAACGGAGCGCCGGGATTACTATATGGTTCCCCTGTTGTGTTCCCATCAGTGAGTTTCCCGGAGTACGACGCTCTCATTGAAAATGCAGAGTTTTCAGATCTCAAAGAATACGCATACATAGCATAATAGAGATCACCGCCAGAAGTTGGAAGTTTGACTTCTGAGGGCAAACTAAAATATTGCCAGCCTACCCCATTGCCAGTAACTATAGAAAGTTCTGCTACAATATTGTACGTATTCTCAGAAATTTCCTGAACAATCATCAATGTAATACTATCACCGGAAGCAATCGAATACATGCCAATGTAGTCTATAAGCAAGCCAGGAGTGATTGCGTGCGATCTGTCTATTATTGTTTTCGTGTTATCAGAATTTCCACGCTGTGTATTCGCCGTATTCAAGCCCGTCATATCAAGATTGTTAACTAATAAAGAACTCTCATAGCCCTTATCGCCGTATGCAGCGTGATCCTTTGTGGCCAATTCGTCCGTCTGAAACGTCCATAAGTACCCCTGGGGGATGACGCCCGATGCCCGGCCGAGCAACCGCCACAACAGCATGGCGTTCAGGATCGCGATGCCGCGAAACCCGGAGTCGGACACGACGCTCCCCGAATCCCCCGGGTCGCCTTTGTCCCCTTTGTCGCCCTTGTCCCCCTTATCGCCTTTATCCCCTTTCGCCCCCGGCAGGCCCGGCGGCCCCGTGACCGCCGTCACGACATGGAGCCCCAGCACCACGTCGCACGGCGCATCGGGAATGGCCACGAAGCGCACGATGCTGCCGCCGTTGGGATCGGTCGCGGTCAGACTGTAGGCGCTGCCCTCGCTGCCAAGCACATTCGGGAAAAGCTCCAGCACCACCTCGCCCTGCTCGTCCGTGACGCCTTGGGCCTGGCCGGTCACGTCCATGCCCTGGTACCGCTCCTGGCTGGTCAGCGTGGCCTTGACGATCACGCCGGCCACTCCCCGGCCCTGGGTATCCTGGTAGCGGATCGTCACCGGGACGGTGGGAATGGCGCTCATGCTGCCTCCAGCGCGGGCCAGACGATGGCGTCGCACACGGCCTGCACGGCCTCGGGCGTCGCGGCCTCCCGGACCTTTTTCTTGGCGGCCAGGCGCACGGATTCGATGGCCGCACCCACGGCGTGCCAGGCTTGCGACTTGGCCAGAATGGTCTCGGCCACGGCTTGCTCCGTGTCGGCGGTGATGCCCACCTCGCCGGCGATGAGCGGATAGGCGGCCGGATCGGGATTTTCCGCCGCCAGGTAGGCCGTGGCCTGCGCTTCCTTGGCCAGGTAGGTCATGGCCCGGCCCGGGGTCAGGCTCATGTAGGGCGCAAGCAGCGCGTCGGCCTGGGCGTCGATGGCGTTTTCGGCAACGGTGCGGATCGCGGCCATGTCCGGCTGCCAGGAGGCCGTGGCAACGTCCCAGGCGTAATGCCGGCCGGGGAACGGCGTCAGGGTAAAGCCCTCGGGCAACGGCCCCACAGCCTGCATGACCATGGCCCGGCCGTCGGCCGTGGCATAGGCCATGCGCCCCCGGTGGTCCTCTTCCACGCGCCAAGCCTGGCCGTCGAAGACGGCGACCTGGCCGGACGTCGTCACGGGCGGCGGCGTGGCGGTGCAGTTTGCCGGGAAAAGGTAATTCGGGCTGCCGTCCGGGTTCTGCGGCCGCGCCGGGGAGACGCGGGCCTCGGTTTCGCCCAGCAAAACGCCTTGCGAGTCGTAGAGATACAGATTCACGGCCTACCTCCAGCGGATGATGAACAGGACGGCCGCATTTTTCATGCGGGTTTCCGAGGCCACGGGCACATTGGCGAAGGCCGAAGCCTGCACGCCGTCCGAGGAGACCTCGAAGTCCTTGGTGTAATAGTTGTACGGTCCGTTGTTCCAGGTTTGGGCATCCACCACGCCCGTTTCGCCGGCGGTCGTGCCCACCACGCCTCCGGTAGGATGGTTGTGTTTTTTGATGGCGTCGTCCTGGGTGGAGCCGACATGGTCGCCGCCGCTGCGCAGTCCCGCGTCCGGGTCCATGCCGCGCCCGTGGTCCCAGCCGCGAAGCGCCAGGCCGCGCAGGTCCGGCAGATTGAACGCGCCGGCTTCGCTGGTGCCCCAGGCCGTGCCGATGGCCGCATAGAGCGCCGGGTAGTCGGCGACGGACAGGGACGCGCCGTTGCATTCCAGCCAGTCGCCGCTGGTGGGCAGGGTCTCGCTGAACCAGATGCGGCCTTCGCCCACCGTGCCCGAGCCGGACAGGATGGCCAGGGCCTGGCGCAGCTGGTCGTAGTCGCCCTTGACCGGCGTGATGTCGGCGGCCTCGATAAGGCGCACCAGGTTTTCCTGGATGTCGTTGAGCCAGGCGGCCGTGACCACCGTGGCCATCTGCGGCACGGTGGGGTCGCCCTCGGTAAAGAGGCTGTTTACGGCTCCGGGGCCGTCGATGCGGTGCATGTGGGTTATCCTCCGTAGGCAAAGTGGACCATGGTGTGGGCCGGGGCGGCCGCGCGGATGGCGCACTCTAGGAGCTGGTTGCTCCAGCTGACGAGCGGCTCCCCCGCAGCGCTGACGCCGGCGCGGAAAAGTGTTGTCGGCTCGCCCGAGGCGTGGACCACCCAGACGTATTGCCAGGGCGCGCCCTGGGCCAGGGACAGGCCGGCGCGCCAGCCGGCGGAAAATAGCGCTTCGTAATTGGTGATGCGCCCGCCGGCGCGGGAGAAGCCGGCCTTGAACTGGTCGAACTCCTCGATGCTGACGGCGTAGCCGAGCTGCACGGCCAGCCAGATGAAATAGGCGCGGTTGATGGCGGCCCGTTCGGCCAGGGCGATGGCCAGCAAGGCCAGGCGTTCCTGGAGCAGGAGCCCTTGCTGGCGGCAGTCGCCGGGCAGGCCGTAGACGCGTTCGTAATCCTCCAGCCATTCCAGGGCGGCCAGGGGCATGAGCCCGCGCAACGGGTCGAGGCTCGCGCCTAGGGCCGTGTCCAGGGCCGCGCCTTCGACGGCCAGCTCCGGCTCGATGAGCCCGGTCGGCGCGTAGCTTGCCGGCAAAAGCGCCTGGAGCAGTTCCGCGTGCCCGGCCATCACAGCGCCTCCGTTTCAACCAGGCCCAGGCGCAGCCATTCCAGGCGCGCGGCGTCCACCACGGCCACGAAATTGGCCTGCGGCACCTTCACTTGCCGGTCAACGACGCCGGCCAGGCTGGAGACCACGGCCTCGATCTTCGAGCGGTAGACCACGCCGCCGGGCGGCAGGTCGGCCAGGGCGGTTTCCAGCGCGGCCTGCAACTGCGCGGTGAAAAGCGCCAGGGTGGTCACCGTGGCGTCCAGGCGCACGGCGACTTTGACCGTGACATTGACGGGTGTGGGCGAGAGCACCCAGGCGTCCTTGCACGCGGCCGGCCGTTTTGCGTCCACCACGGCCTGGGCGGCGGCGATGGCCGACGGCGTGGCCGGACCGTCCGGGCCGAGCACGGCCACGTCCACCGAGCCCAGGCCCCGGCGGTGCGGAAAGGTCCAGGCGCGGGAGATGCCGGCCACGGACAGGACCCATTGCTTGTAATCGGACGCGTTGCCGCCGCCGGGCGGGTGCTGCATGTAGTCCAGCAGCCGGGCCAGGAGCGCGGCGTCGGTCTCGGCGGCCACGCCGCCGGAAAGGGTGAGCCCGGCCTGGGACAGCACGCCTTCCGGGGCCTGGACGAACAACACGGGCTCGCCGGAGAAAACGGGCATGACGCCGGCCGTTGCGGCCGCGACCGACACCACCGTCTTGCCGTCCGCGCCCACGATGCCCTGGGCCGTGGTGGCGAACAGCAGCCCCGTGGCCACGTGGCGCACGGTCTCGCCGGCTGGGATGACCGCGCCGGGCGTGCCCTGGACGACCAAGTCGCCGCCGGCGGCGATGGCGGGTTTGCGAGTGATGCCGCGCAGCGCGGCGTGGCGCTCCAGGTATTCCGCGTCGGCGGTATCGGGCAGCACCTGCCGGGCGATCCACAGCTGGTGCTGGTACAGGCCGTCCACGGCGGCGGCCACGGCCGTGCCTCGAATAGAGAAGTCGCTGTCCGCGTCCGTGGCCGCGTCGGGAAGCTGGTTCTTGATGTCGCGCAGGAAGGCGGCGCAGAGGGCTTCGAAGCTGGGGATTGCGTACATGGTCAGGCCACCCGCACCGGATGTTGGAAGGTGGCCTGCCGGCCCAGGGCGTCCACGACGGTGATGCGGAGCAGGCAGCGGCCGTCATGGGGCTGCTCGCTGGTGACGTCGATGGAGCGTGCGCGGCCGTCGTCGAGGAGCGGTTGCAGGGCTGCGGCGGCGTATTGGCGCGCCAGCACGCCGATGCGGGGCAGGTCTTTGGAGCGCGCCAGCTCATGCAGCCGCGAGCCGATGGACGGGTCCGCCCACCAGGAGCCGAGCGGTGTCGCCAAACGAATATAGACGGCGTTCCCCAGGTGGTTTATCTTGGTTTGCAAATATTCGCCGGTGTATGGATCAATGCCTCGGTCGATGCCCATGGCCGCCACCTTAGTGGCGGTGCGGGGTAGTGGGATAGGTGAAGGGGTTCAGTTTACTTATGAAGCAACGGCTTATGGAAAGTTGATCTTGGTAGTGTCATATTTTTGACATGGTATCAAAATGGAGCAACCCTATGTACTCTAATCGTCGAGTCCTTTATGAAGCTTTGGAAGCTAATCGGGCGAGCAAAGTTCTAGTATATGTTACGGGGACAAGACCAAACAGAGAGACTCAAATCCATTCTGAAGTTCTTGATTTCTTTTCAGATCATTTAGATGCCATTGGACCCTGTCCTAAAATCACTCTGGTTTTACACTCAAATGGTGGTGTAACTCTTGCAGGTTGGTCTATCGTTAATTTAATCAGGATGTTTTGTGACAAGCTTGAAGTTGTCATCCCATTTAAAGCACTAAGCACAGGTACGTTAATAGCTATTGGAGCTGACAACCTTATAATGACGAAGCAGGCAACACTTGGGCCAATTGATCCAAGCACTAATAGCCCGTACAATCCTCAATTTCCTGTCGATGGAAGCGGGAATACACTTCCTGTCAGTGTCGAGCATGTTGCTGGATTTCTTGATCTCGCAAAAGAAAATACAAAAAATGGGGTTGATCTTAATCTTGCATTCATGAAATTGTGCGAAAAAATAAATCCACTTGCGCTTGGCAACGTATTTAGAACAAGAAACCAAATAAAAATGCTTGCAGAGCGACTACTTCATCATCACATGAATGATGATGTTGCAATAAATAACATAATATCTTTTTTATGTAGTGATTCTGGAAGTCATGATTATACAATTAATAGACGTGAAGCTAAAGAGAGACTCGGTTTGCCTGTTGTGAAACCAGATCATGAACTATACGATATTATTCATTCAATATATAAAGATTTCAGTACTGAGATGAAATTTACATCGACATATACTCCTGCTGCGGAGCTTCTAGGGAAAGACAAGGTCGAATACGAGCATTGTCGTGGACTGATTGAGAGCCTCCTAGGAGGTTCTGATAGGTTCCTCACCAGAGGACGAATCACAAAAACCCTTGCGCCCCAGCAAATAGGTGCTACAGTTCAGAATGTAGAGGCCTTCATTGATCAAATATCTGAAGAAGGGTGGTTCCATGATCCGCAATAATAGCGCTTCTACTCAACAAGCGACGACTCCAAGTACAAGCACTTTTTTAGTTTTTAAGGATGGCACTTCCTCATCCGCACCGCAGCCTCCGACAACTAGTAGTGATCCGTTGACACAATGGCGCATCTCGCAGGTTTCGGCACAAACTTTCCCAATAAAAATTAACGATTCCAAATAATTTTTTGATTTTTTACGATAGCGGCGGCTCTGTTGGCCCGCCGCCGTCGTTTTCTGGGTGCACATGATGCACCAGGGACACCCCGCCCGTGATGTGATCCACGTCCGCCCGGGACACCTTGGTGATATGCAGATTCCCGCGCCAGACGCCGTCGCAGTCCGCCCCGTCCTCGTCGCCGCCCAGGTCCCAGACGGGCGCGTATAATCCCATGCGTTCGCTGGCGCGCAGGCGGATGCGCGCCGCCGTCATGTCGATTTCTTCCTTGGCCCGGACCTCCAGCTTGTCGCATTCGATGGCCACCACCTTGTCTTGCTTCAGCGTGATCTTGGCCCCGGCCTGGTTGTAAACGCAGACTTCGCCGCTTTTGAGCGCCTGCACCCGGTAATTGCCGTGCTCGGTGGCCACGATGACGCTGTGCGCGCTCTTGCCGCCAAGCGGCAGCACGATGCACTGGCTCCCGGCCGGGGGCGCGCTGGTAAAGCCGAATTGCTGGAAGACTTCCGAGGCCTGCAACTGCTCGCCGGCCAGGCCGTCGGCCTGCAAGAGCTGCACGTCGGGCGTGGTGTCGAGCGCCGTTAGAACGGCCCGAAACCCCAGGCGCACCCGGGACAGGGCGCGCGCGATCTTGACGTCCATGCGTCGCAGAAAATCGTTGCTCATACGTCCCCCACCTTTCCCTTGCTTGCCGCCTTGCCCTTCCCCTTGCTCCCGCTGGCCTTGGCCAGCTCGGGCAGCCAGACGCCGTCCTCTTTGAGCGTCAGCTCGGTGATGCTGCCCTTGTCGCGGCCGCCGAGAAACGCCCGGCCCATGAGAAAATAGGTGGCGTCCAGGCCGTGGGGCTCGCTGACCAGCCGCACGCGCTGGCCGGGCTTCCAGGGTTCGCCCGCCTGGGCCACACGATGGCCGCGCACCAGCGCGGTGATGGTGAAGCCCTCCAGGCGCGAATCCATGAGCGCCTTTTGCGCCCGGCGCTTGGCCTCGGCCACGCCGTCGCAGTCGCCGGCAACCAGAATAAGCGGCCGGTACCCCGGCACGTCCGGGTCCGTCTCCCGGTATTTGATGTTGTGCTGCCCGTCCGCCGTCTCGTTGCCGTGGGACTGGCCCAGCACCGTCACCTCGCTGTAGCGGCCGGACACGTCCTCGGTGACGGCGAGGGAAAGGACATTGTTGCCCGCGCCGTCGAAGCGCAGCACCAGCGTGGCCACGGGCGCGGCCGCATAGTCCGGGCCGCCGACCACCAGCGTGCCGTCGGGCTCGAACCAGGCCCAGCAGCCGTTGGCTTCGCAGGCCTGCGCCAGGGCGTCCCAGGCGGTCATGCCCGGCTCGATCTCCACCTTCTCCCGGGCGTTGGCCACGTCCACCCGGATTTTCGAGATGCCGAGCGGCCGCACGGCCAAATCCACGACTTCCTCAAGCGTGACCTTGCGTCGGGTGAAGATGGGGGCCGAGCAATCGACCAGCACGGCGGCCCCGTCCCGGCCGGAAAGCGTCAGGGCGTGCCGGCCTTTGGCCACCTCGCGCTCGATGCGGTCGATGCGGCCGGTCAGCACCACGTCCTGGCCCAGGCAGGCCTCCATTGCCGCCCAGGGCCGCACCGTGGCCGGAATCCTGTCCGCCGGGATGCCGAGCGTCACGCGCCAGGCGTCGGCCGGGGTAATCAGGTGCGATTCGATGCGGTAGCTGGTCCAGTCCCGGTGCTCCCGGCCGGCCACGCGGAGGGCGATGCGGTCGTCCTCAGCTGGCGAAGCCATAGAGCACTTGCCCCTGAGCAATGAAATTGGGGTTGCGCAGGCCCGGATTGAGCCGCGCCAGCTCGGCGGCGCGCGTGTGGTCGCCGTAGAGCCAATGGGCGAAAAGCCGCAGGTTGCACAGGCTCGGCGCGGTATGCGTGACAAGGGGCGGGTGCAGGTGAATGACCGTGGCCCCCAGCTCCTGGATGGACAGCGCGGCCGTGCGCAGCCGTTCCACAATCGGATAGGCCAGCTGCGTGGGCAGCACCAGCCGCTGCTCGTCGATGCAGTCCTGGTAGCGCTGGCGCGTCGCGCCCACGATGGCCTCCACCTCGGCCGGGGTGAGCGTCGGCTCGGCCGCCTCGGCGGCAAGCGCGACGCCGGCCGCATTGCCCATGGCCACGGCCCGCTCCAGGTTGCACGCGGCTGCCGCCATGGCCAGCCCCTGCCCGGCGGTGGTGGCAAGGTCCGCCTCGGGCGCGGCGCTCGCCGTGCCGTCCGCCGGCAGGGTCACGCTCGGCCGGGGCGCGGCCGCGCCGGTCAGCGGCCCGGAAACCACGCCGCCGGCATAGAGCGCCGGGTCAAGGCGATAGGCGACAGCGCTGCCGGATGCGGTTAGCGGCAGGCGCGGCAGCTTGTCGGACATGGCGGCCAGGCTGGCGAAACGGCCGAATGTTTCCGCTGGGAGGTTGGCCAGGTCGGCCACGGCCGCAGTCACGGACCGGGCCTCGGACGCCAGCGCCTGGGGCACGGCCAGGAAATCGGCCGCCACGGCCCGGGGCAGGCCGGCCAAGTCGCGGGCCAGGTTGGCCACGGTGCGGACCGCGCCCAGCACCTGCCCCCGGACGTAGGCCGAGACTTTCGCGGGCAGGGAGATGGCCCAGGCGGCATAGGCGGCCCAGGACGCCAAGGTGGCCAGGGACAGGACGCTTTGCTGGTCCCCGGCAAGGCTTGCGGCCAGGGCCTGCGCCGTGGCCGGGGCGGTGAAAAAGGGGATGTCCGGGCTTGCCTCCATGAAGACCAGCTCCATCTCGGCATAGTCCGGGTGGTCCTCGTGGTGGTCCACGCGGTAGCTGGGGCAGGCCATGGTCAGGGAGCCGAACACGGGGTGGATCAGCTCGCCCTTGCCGGGTTCGTCCAGCTTTTCGATGAGCTTGGTGACGGCGTCCTCGTAGTCGTCGCCCCAGAATACGGCCCGGAAGGTGACCTTGCGCGGCCGGCGGCCCATGTCTTCGATTTCCGCACCGTTGCGGTAGGGATATTCGTGCTGGACAAGGGCGCGCTCCACGTCGTCGCGCACGGCGATGACGTCGAAGGCTACGCCGCGAAAGGAGGCGGGAAGGAGCGTATCGCGCCAGGCCATGCTAGTCCCGTTTGGCTTCGGCCGTGTTGTAGTTGTTGACGACCCGGGCCACTTCGCGGCCGTCCATGTGGAGCACGGATTCCACGTGCAAGGTGCTTTTGTCCTCGACCACGATGCGCTGGGCGTCGCTCATGGCCTGGCCCGAGGGACCCCAGGCCTTGTGCGCGCCTTGGAGGGCGCGGGGCGCATCCTGCTTTGTCTGGTCGTCCCAGAAGGTGTGCCCGAGCCAGCGCCCGAACTTGTCGCCGCCAAAGCCACCGGCCACGGCCCCGAGCACGCCGCCGATGGCCGTTCCCCAGCCGGGCAGGATGGCGGTGCCGAGCATCGCGCCGAGCTTTCCGCCGGCAATGGTTCCGGCCAGGCCGCCGGCGGTTTCGGCGTGGCGGGCGTTTTTCTGCGCACGGGTGAGCGTGTCGTCGTGTTCCGTGTCCCTGGCCTGAAAAAAGGCCCCGATGCCCGCGAGAAGATTGCCCGCCCGACCGGCCCAGCGGAGCTTGGAACCGGCACCGGCTGCGGCCGTTGCCCCGCCGCTTCCGGCCCGGCCGGTGAAAAGCTGCATGGCCCCGAAGGCGGCAGCCGCGGCGCTCATCGCGCCAATGGCCGTGGCCGCCTCGGTGGCCGCCGTGGCCAGGGTGGGAAAGCGCTGGGCCAGGTCGGCGGCCGTGTTCGCCGCCGCCTTGAGCGGGCCGGAAACGTCGCCGAGCATCCGGGAGCGCGCGATCTCGGACTCGTTGGCGGCGCGCTCCATGGAGGCCGCCGTGGTGGACTGGTAGACCTGATAGGCTTTTTCGCCCGTGCCCTGGGAATGAAGTATCTGCTCCAGGACTTCCTTGATGTAGTCCTTCTGGTTGATAGCCGCGATAAGCGCCAAAAGCGCTTGCCGGTCCTGGACCACCTTGCCCACGGCCGAAGCGTTGGCCAAGTCGGCCATATCGGAGAGTATCTGCTTCTTCTCGTCACCTTTGGCCGCCCCAAGACGCTTTTGCAGCGCCTTATAGCGCGGGTCCTTGCCGGCAACTTCCTTTTCCACAAGCCGGGCAAAGGCTTCCAAGGGCAGAATGCCCTTCCCCCGCGCCTTGGTCAGGGCGCCGGTGAGGTCGATGCCGAGCCTGGCGAAATCCTTTTGCGTGTCCTGGCTGTTGAGCTTTTGCAGCAGGTTGACCAGGTTGTTGCCGGCTTCGTCACGGCTGCCGGCGGTGACGGCCGCCGCCTGGGAGTAGGCCAGGATCTGCTCGAAGCCGGCCATGGACTTCATGCCCGAGCCCAAGGCCATCATCTTGGGCAGCCACTTGGCCATGTCGCGCAGCTCGAAGCCGCCGGCCTGCCCGGCGGCCATGGCCTTGTCCAGGGCTTCGCCGGCCTGCCCCTCGCTGAAGAATTTCTGTTGGAGCCCCCGGATGACGATCTCGGCGATTTCGCCCGAGCCCGCGCCGGAAGCGGTGGCGAACTTCTGGATGGTGGGCAGCAGGCGCTTTGCCGTATCCTCCTTGACCGCGCCGGAAGCCAGCATGGCGTCCAGCGCCTCGGCCGCCTGGTCCCGGCTGCCGCCGCCTTGCCGCACGGCCGTGTTGACGGCCCCTTCCAGCTCCTTTTTCCCGGCGATGCGGCCGGCCACGTCGCGGTCGGCGTAGGCGGTGTTGGCCATGAGCGCCAAACGCTTCTCGAAGGAAATCGGCTTGGCCAGCGCCCGGCCGGCGACCATGGCCCCGGCGGCCACGCCCGCGCCGGCCTGCCCGACGCCTCGGCCGATGCCCCGGACCATACCGAAAGCCGTCCGACCCGCCGTGGCCACGCCGCGCAAGGCGTCGCGCAGGCGCAAACCGGAGCGGGCCGCCTGGTTCATTTCCCGGCCGAGCTTGTCCGCCTCGCGTGCAGCCTGGCCGATGCCGTCGCCCCGGACCTTTTCGGTGGCGCGGCCGACGGCCGTCACGCCCTGGGCCGCCTTTTGGGCGGTCCGCCCCAGGTTGTCCATGGGCCTGGCCGTGGTCGCGGCCGCCTGCCTCACGGAATCGACGCCCTGGGCCGCTTGGCGCGTGGTCTGCCCCAGGCCGCCCATGAGCTTGTCCGTGGCCGCAGCCGTGATGCCAACGGCCCGCACGCCCTGGCCCACGCCCCGGGCGGCCTTGGTCAGCGTATCCAGCGCCTTGGCCGCCCGGCCGCCCATCTCGTCGCGCAGGCGCAGGATGACGGCTATTTCCGTACTCTTGCCCACGGTCTACGCTCCCTGCTTGCGGCGACGCGGCACGATGCGCCGGCCGCCCCCGGTCCCGGCGCGACCGGTGAGGATGGCCAGATAGGTTTCCGCTTGCGGCATGGTCATGGCGCGGATGTCTCCCAAACCAAACGTCTTGCCCGCCAACGCTACTTCGAGGAGCCGGTAGTCTCGGAGTCGGCGTTCGCGGGCGCGAGCTTTCCCCGCAGGGACTCCTCGGCCTCGGCAAGGGGCGTGTAGTCGCTGTAGTGGAGCCCGGCCAAGAGCTCGGGCGTCACGGCCTCGGGCGCAAGCGTCCCCAGGCGGGTGAGCGCCCGGGACCAGACATAGCGGGACAGGCGCGCCGAACAGGCGTTTTCCGGGGCGTTTTCGATGGCCCACTCCATGTCTTCGATGGTGGGCACGCGCATCTCGAAGTCCCTGTGCAGCGTGCCGGTCGCGTCGCGGTAGCCGACCAGCAATTGCCCGGTAACGGTCAGCATGGGCTATTCCTCCACCTTGTTGAGAGACAGGAGCTTGGCGTCGATGCGCGCCTCGTTGTCCACGGTGTATTTGTCGCTGGTGCTGACCACGGCGCAGTCCTGGTAGGTTACGCGCTTGCCGCCCTCGGTGACGGGATAGCTGGTCAGCTTGGCCCCTTCCACGCCCGACCAGTCCAGGGCGTCATCCTTGGGGATGGCGGCGGTGATGGACAGCTCCCAGGTCTTGACGCCCTGGTGGTAGCCCAGAGCGCGGCCGGTGCGGTTCATGGTCTTGACGACCTTGCGGCCGGCGTCGTGCTCGACGCCGAACTCCACGACCTCGTATTCCCGGCCGTCGATTTCCAGCACGACGGCCCCGAGATATTCCTTTAACGCCATGGCGGTGTCCCTCCGTTAGATTAAAGCAGCAGGTCGATGCGGCCGGCGAACACATGCAGGCCGTTGACCACGTCGGCCGGGATCGCGGCGTCCAGCCGGTTGGGGTCCTGGCTGTCGCGCTCCACGATGAGCGCCGGCAGGTTGGCCTTGACCTCCTCCACGATCTCCAGCTCTTCCAGCTTGTAGAGCACGTCGATGAGCTCGCTTCTGACCTTGGCCGCCGTGCGGCTGGTCAGCTTTTCGCGCGGAAAGCGCAGGCTGATGCGTTCGCGGCAGGCCGTGCGCACGTAGTCCAGGGTGCGAATGGTGGTCAGGTCCAACAGCGCGATGTCTTCGATGCCTTGCGGGTCGCGGGTGTAGGTGGTGATGGCGCGCACGATCTGCACCACCTCGCCGGGGCCGACTTCCAGGGGAGTCACGCCGTTGTACAGCGCGGACTCCTGCTCCATGCGGCCCAGGCGCTTGGGCACGGGCGGCACGGCAACAGGCGAGAGCGCCAAGGTATTGAGCGGCCGGGCCGGGTCCTCCTCGCTGGCGATGACGGCCGCGTAGGCGGCGGCCACCACCCAGGCCGGCGAGGCCGTGCCGGGCAACAAGGCGCAGGTGATGCGGCCGGAATTGACAAGCCCGGCCAGGGTGGTGGCCTGGGCCAGGGTGCCGGTGTGGGCATAGACGCCGATGGCCCCGCGCTGCTCCAGGGCGTGGCTGACCGCGTCCAGGTGCGCACGCAGGGCGGTGAGCTGCGTCTGGCCGTTGTAGGGCACGGCGACGATGTCGTGGCCGTCGGCGAACACGGCGGCCAGGGCCGGGGCGATGTCCGGGTCCACAGCGCCGCCGGCCATGGCCGCAAGCTCCATGGCCAGGCCGTCCACGGCCAGGGAGCAGGAAAGGCTGATGCCGTTGCCGGCCTCGCCCTTGTTGCGCGCGGTCAGGGTCACCACGCCGTTTACAGCGGCGGCGGTCACGGGCAGCGTGCGGTTGGCGTTGACCTTTGCGGCCAGGGCGTCGGCAACGGCGGCGGCCGTGTCGCCCAGGGCGGCCGAAACCTGGAGAAGCTGCGCGCCGATGGTCAGGTTGACCACGCCGATGCCGGCGGACGTGCCGGTCAGCGTCACCGTGCCCTTGGCCGCGATGCCGGCTTCGTCGTCGGGCACGGTGGCCACCGTCAGGCGCAGGTACGGGTTGGCGGTGATGGCCGCGCGCACCATGAGATGGGCCAGGGAGCCGGTGCCGAAAAGCGTGCGCGCCTCTTCGTCCGAGAAGACCTCCACGGGAGTCAGCGCCGGTTGCGTGCCTTCGGCCGTGCCTTGGGCCACGATGAGCATGTACTGCACGTTGGCCGGCAGGGTGCGCACCGCCAGCTTGGTGTTGAACTCGAAATACTTGCCCGGCTTGCGGATGGAAGCCGGCAAGGTGTCGAAGCTGATGTTGGGGCTGGCCATCATTCCTCCTTCGCGGCAGGCGCGGGGTTGGGCGTGGCGGCCTTGGCGGCGGGCTTGTCAGACGCCGGCAGCAGCAGGTCGCCATCCGCGATGCGGCGGCGGTAATAGGCGCTGTCCGGCACGGCCACGGGCTTGCCGTCGGTGATGTGGCGGCGCGGCATGCCCTCCATGGGCACGCGCAGGCCGGGCGCGGCGCGCACGGTGATGATGGTCACGGCGTATCTCCTTTGAGCTCCACCAGGTCGGCGGCGTCGGGCACGCCGTCGTCCGGCAGCAGGTGATAGTTGAGCCCCACGCGCTCCAGCAGGGGCGGCTCGGGGATTTCCGGCTCGCGCAGGCGAAGCGGATAGATGGTGTGCCATTCCAGGGCGAAGGCGGACACGGCCTGTCCCTTGAGGTTGGCGTTGACCAGGGTGCGGGCGCGGCCCGGCGTGAACGGGTCGATGGGCAGGCCCAGGTCCTGGTTCGTCAGCAGCCGGCGCACGTCCGCGATCATGCGGTAGGTGCCGACCTGCCGGACGTCGCCCTGGCGCGTGGACGCCTCGGAGCGCAGGTTGCGCGCCCCGACCAGCACCACGAAGGTGGCCGGAATGTGCCAGACGTCGCGGCTGGTGCTGGTCGGCTTGCCCGGGCCGTCGTGGGCGAAGGTGACCCACACGGCCGGAAAGCGGCGCACCACCTGGTCGAGGCCTTCGTCGAACTCGCCGCCATAGGTGGCGATGGCCGGCTTGTACGGCAGGGCCGCCTCGGCGATCCGCGCCTTGATGGCCTCCTCGATGACGGCTATCACGCGTCTTCCTCCGAGACCGGCCGCCGGTCGAACACGCGGCGGCCGGTGGAAAAGGCCACCCCGGCGACGCTGCCACCGTCCGGCAGGGTCAGCCCGGGCAGGTCGGCCGCGCCGGCGGCGATCCGTGTAAGCCACTGCACGGCCTGCCGGTAGCGCTCCAGGATCGGGTCCGTCTCGCTGGCCGGGCCGCCGGTCAGGCGATAGCGGGCGATGTCGCACACGGCGGCGGTCAGCACCGGCGGCACGGGATCGGCCACGGGCACGGCGTAGCGCCGGGCCAGGTAGCTGTCCGCCTCGGAAGCAGCGCGGGAAAGCGCCGCCCCGGCCAGCGCCGCGTCCACCGCGCCGGTGTTGCCCCGGTCGGTGATGGCCAGCAGCTCGTCCTCGCCGAAAGCGGCAAGCAGGTCGTCCAGTGTGGCGTACATCTACTTGTCCTTGGCCTGCGGGGCCTGGGCGGCCTCGGGGACCGGGGAAGCCTCGGGCGCTTCGGCCTGGCCCTCCTCGAAGGTGAAGTCTTCGTCGCCGGCGGGAGCCTCGCCCCCGGCGGTCTCGTCCTGGCCGGGCTCGGTCTCGCCGGCTGCCTCGGCGTCGGGCGCGGCCGCAGCCGGCTTTTTCTTGCGGAGCGGCTGGGCCTGGGGCGCTTCGAGCATCTGCACCTCCAGGTCGGGATCGGCCCGCAGCTGGGCGAGTTGCACTTCGGTGAAGGTCCCGGGCGGGAAATCGCCGGGCTCGGCCTCATGCTTGCGGCCGGCGCGGTAATGGCCGCCGCGAAGGCTGCGCGTGCGCACGGTGGCGTCAACGGGCTTGCTCATGACCGGCCTCCTGCTAGTTCAGCCAGGGCGTGACGTGGACGTCCACGATGCCCGCGTTGGGGTTGTCCGAGCCGTCGGCGCGCCGCGCCACCTGCACCACTTCGGCGGCGTTGGTGCGCAGGGTGGTGGGCACCACGAGCAGCGAGGGCTTGATGCCGAGCGGCCGGCCGCCGTCGGCCTTGAAAGTCGTCATGGCGTCGTAAGCGGCGTTGAAGTTGGCGTCGGTGAGCGGCAGCCGCGAGCAGAAGGCGGTCTGCCAGAAGCCGAAGCCCACGTTGCAGCGGTAGCGGATGCCGAAGCGGTAGGTGTCGGTCATGAAGACCGCCTCGTCCTTGCCGTCGGTCATGCTGGAAAGCTCGGGCTTGGTGCGCTCCTGGAACAGCACGGGCTTGAGCACGCGCGAGGTGTCGAGCAGGTACCAGGGGAGGTCCGTGCCGGCGGCGTAGTTGGAAATCGTGGCCGCCTCGCCGGTGCCGTCCACGTTGGGATAGACCGGGTGGTCCGTGTCGAAGAAGTTCTGGCCGTCGAAGCACAGCGTGGAGACGCCCAGGGCGAGCAGGCCGTAGACCAGTTCGTCCGGGAAGCTTTTGGCCGCGCGGCCCATCTCGCCGAAAAGCGGCTTGTAGACGCCCACCTCGTCGTCCTCGATGTCCGTGCGCGGCACGCTGACCGTGGACTCGAAGAGCTTGTTGACGATGCTGTAGCCGTGGGTGGCCATGTCCTTGAGCACGCGCGTGCCCACCCACTCGACCAGCTTGGGGAACTGCCCCAGCCAGCCGTAGGTGTTGGACTTCGACGTGGACGGCATGAGCGTGGCCACCTTGTCCCAGCTCGACGGCGTCTCGCCGTAGACGCGCTGGAACTCGGCGCGGAAGCCGGTAAACAGGGCGCTGACGAGCGCCGGAGTGACGATAGCCATCTATTTGGCCTCCTTGGATTTGGCGTAGACGTCTTCGGGCATGTCCAGGAGCTTGGCGGCCTCCTTTTCCTCGGCCGAGAGCGCGGCCGCGCCGGCTCCGGCCGGCGGCGTGGTGCCGCCCGTCTGCATGGCGGTGAGCGCGGCCACGGGTGCGGCCGCCGTCAGGTAGGCCCGGGCCGCGTCCGGGTCCTTGGCCGCCAGGTCGGTGAGCCAGGCTTCCAGGGTCTTGTGCACGCGGCCGTCGGCCACGGCGGCCTGGATGTCGGCGGTCAGGGCGGCGGTGGCGTTTTGCGCCAGGGCTTCCCCGAGCTTTTTTTTCAGGTCGGCGTTTTCGGTGGTCAGCGCGGCGAGCGCGGTCACGGGCGCGAACTTGGCCGGGTCCGGCGTGTTCGCCTTGGCGGTCAGGTCCGCGATGGCGGCGTCCTTGCCGGCCAGGATGGCGAGCAGGTCCACGCTCGCGGCGGCCGGGTCCGCGCCGATTTGCCCCTTGAGCTTGTCCAGCTGCGCCGCGATCTCCTCGGCGGTGGCGGTCACCGGCAGGTTGAGCATGTAGCGCAGACGCTCCAACAGTTCGTCCATGAGAGCCTCCAGGTATTCGGTTAGGGGGGATTGGCACTGGCGCACAGCGGCCACGGCGGCCATGCCGTCGAGCGCCGGGTTGTTGGTCAGGGCGGCGTTGACGAGGGAGAGCACGGCCCCGGTTTCGGGGTCGAAGGTGAAAAGCGGCGAGATGTAGCGGTATTCGTCGGCCTGGATGTGGGCGCGGGCGGCCTCGGTCCAGGCCACGCGGGCAAAGAGTCCCCGGCCGGGAACGTAGGCAAGGGCCTCGATCCATCCCGCCGCCACGGCCTTATGGCCGGCGTCTTTTGCGGTCAGGGTGTGGTGCTCGTAGTCGATGCAAAGCGGCGTCTCGCGCAGGTTGGCGCGGGCGATGAGCGCGGCGGCAATGGCCGCATCGAGCTGCCAGGTCTTGGCGGTGCAGCCCTCGATGCTGCCCGGCCGGCCGTCCCGGGCGTCGAAATGACCGTCCGGGAACAGCTGGACGTTGCAGCCATCGGGCAGGGAACCACTTTCCGGGGAAGTGGCCAGCGCCACGGCCAGGGCGGCCGTGGCGTGGCCTTTGGAGGAAGGAGTCGCGTTGCGCATGTCCGCCACGCTAGTGGCGGAAGGACTATGCGCGATAGGTGAAGGGGTTCAGACTTTTTTCTTGACAACATGCTAATGAATAAATCAATTGGTCAAGCAAGTTGATTTGTTGCGAAATCAGTAGAAGGCAAATTTGATTGTAGCGGCTTAAATAATTTTGTGATTCGCGGCGTCTATCAAAAATAAAATGCACACCATCAACACTTAGAAAGAGATAGGGTTTGATGATAGAGCCTATTAAAGACGTATTCAATATTGTCTTCTTTATTATTATATCTACGGTAACCATCCTGACATATATTCAGGCAAAAAAAACGTTATTCTCCCCCATAAAGACTGAAATATTTAAATTTCAGTTGAAAATGTTCGAAGAAGTGCTTGGCTTCTTCCAAGATAAAACAGAAACTGATTTTATAGGCATATTCGACCTTCGAAATATCGTTATTATTAATGCGTATCGTATGACAGATGATTATGTTGGTAGTTTTTTTGCTGATGAAATACCTATTGATGAGGGTGTAAAAGAAAAAAGAGATAAATCGTTTGTAGGTGAAACTATTACAATAGAATCAGCAAATAAGTATTTTGATAAGGTAGGTATAAATAACCCAAGGATTGAAAAAAAACCTGCCAAGGAAAAGACTACTAATCCAGCAATAATTTTTGCTCATTGGCAAAAGTATACATATGATTTCGTCGGATTCACGAAAAGATATGACACTGCAATAAAAAAACTTTCAGCCATGTCCGCCTCTCCGCTGCTGCCAAAATCTCTACGTGATCAAATAAATCAATTTAAAAAATCAGCAGAAGACAATTTAGGACTCACCAGGGAAGTAATAACAATGTGTGCAAAATTAATGACTGAACACTATCCGACAGCAGAAAAAATGCAAAAATTTACCGCAGAGTGGATATGGAATGAGTTCAACGACAGAAGAGTGCATTTTGAACCAATCGCGCATGAGATCCTAGTTAGTATAAATACATATCTAAGAATAGAAAATATTATGAAATAAATATAACACACCGAAGGATAACTATATTATCAAAAACGGGGGAAGAGCCAACGCCAAAGTAGCCTGAACGATTTTTATCCAGAGTATATTGGAGAAAAACCGTACCTGGGTGACGTTAACCCCCCGTTAAAATCCATCCTGCCCCCTTCCCCCTAGCCTCGCCCCGCCAGCACCCTTTGCAGCGATTCTAACGCCGTTCCCTCGATTTCCGCCTCATCCGCCGGACCGACCCCGAAAAAGCGCCTCGCCGGGATGTCACCCCAGGGGATGGGCGTCCCCCGGCGCGTGCTGCCGTACTTGCCTTTTCTGGCTCCGAACTGGTGGGTGGGAGCTTTCACGTCGGCCGTTCCCACCCGAGCGAAGTCCGGGCCGTAGTCGCTCTGGATGGAGCCGGCCAGGATGCCGCTGACCTGCAAGATGGGCTGGGCGCTGCCGCGCTTGGCCACCGTGGCCGGCGACAGAGCTGCCCAGGGTTCCCCGGTCACCGGGTCGGACTGGCTGGCGAAGGCCCGCTCCGGGATGTCGGCCAGCACCCCGGCCAGGGCGCGGGTCACGGGCGTCATGTCCCGGCCGGTGGCGATGATGTTGGCCAGCAGGCTTTGCGCCTGGTCGATATGGACTTCGATCTCGATCATGCTTATTTCTTCCTTGTGGATGCGACACGGTGACACTCTCCCTGCCGTAGCACGGGCGGCCGTCCGGAGCGCAATGCGAGGTTTCCGCGAAAAGCGGGTGGGAGGCCTCGCCATCCACGGTTCAAAGCGCCCTGCCTAGTGCGGGGCGCTTCGCTTTTTGAGCCGCCGCAATTCCCGCTCCCGCTTGGCCGCGTCGCCGCTCAGGCGCAGCAGGCTTTGCACGTACAGTTCCTCGCCTGCGACGGTGGCCTTCACCACGACCAGCACGCCGCCGGGCCGATCCAGCACGTAATCCAGCTTTCGCGCACTCTCTTGGACCCGCTCGCCATGGTCCACGGCTTCCTGGACCAGCCGGTAATCCTCGGGGCCAAGCTCCGGGTGCTTTGCCGCCTGCTTGCCGGCGGTCTGGGGCGAGAGCCGGGCCACTTGCGCGTGTGCGCCGATAAGCCCGGCGTCCTCGGCCGGCAGCACGGCCAGGGGGAAGTTGCCCACGGGCTTGGCCAGCCACTGCGAGAGCACCGGGCCGCGCGTCATGGCGTCCACCGCCGCCCGGGCCAGGTCCGGGGATGCGACGTCGAGCTTCTGCACCAGCTCGTCCAGCGCCCCGCCCAGCCAGGATGCGCCGGGGTTCCCCGAAAAGCCCGGATCGGTGAAGGCCACGTAGCCGGTCTTCGGGACCTTGTACCCCGTGACCGGCCGCGTGAGCCGCTGGCCGTCTGCGGCGGGCACGGTCACCTGCTCGGTGACCATGTTGCCCACGCCGGACTGCGGGGTGACGTTTTCCGCCTCCATGCGGGAATCCGAGAGCGCCCGCACGCGGCAGCGGCAGTTGAAGCCGTTGGGCGGATAGTGCGAGCTCCAGAACGGATCGTCATACCGGAAGGTGCTTCCGGCAAGCACCCGATGCGACGGCCGGGTGCGGCCGTCCAGCACGGCCACGTATTGCCACCAGGGCCGCGCGTCGGCGTTCTCCAGCATCTGCTTGTAGCGGCCGGCCATGAACGCGGTCTGCATGTTCTGGCGGTAGATGAGGCGCAGCCGGGCCGGGCTGCCGAGCTGGACGCGTCGCTCCTCGCCGGTGCGGGGGGCGATCATCTTTTTCTTGCCCCACCAGCCCTTGGCCCGAAGCTGAGGCTCCAGCTCCTTGCGAAACCTGGCTTCGGTCTTGCCCTCGGCCAGGGCGGTTTTTAACGCGGCGCGGATGTCGGACAGCACGTCCAGGCTCGCCGCCTTGGCCACGGTGAAGGCCTGGGCATGGGCGGCCTGGTCCAGCTCGTGCCAGTCGAAGGTGATCCTGTAGCCCTTGGCCTCGAAGTAGACCACGGCGTCCTTGGGCGGCAGTCCGAAGGCGAAGGAAAGGGAAACGGGCGCGGGCATCAGGCCGCCAGAACCATGCCGAGCACGGCGAGAAAGGCGATGCCGGGGTGGCCCGTCAACAAGGCAATACCCGCGATGATGAACAAGAGTGCCGGCATGCCTACGCCTCCTTTTCTTCCTGGGCGCTCAAGCGCCCCCACAGCTCGCCCACGAACAGCACCCTGGCGGTCAGCTCTTCCAAGGCCGTGGTGTCCATCTTCGGGTACAGCTCGGCCAGCTTGCCGAGAAGCGCTTCCGGGGCGACGCCGTTTTCCGCCTCGGCGAAAACCGGGGCGAGCAAGTCCCTGGCCAGGGCGGTCAAGGTGCTGTCCGGCACCGTGGCCGCGTCCACGGCCTCCTGGTCCGGGAAGCGCGGATCGTCGCCGTCCTCGGCCGCCAGCGCCGCCGTGGCCTCGGCCGAGGCCGAGTCATTTTTCGTGACTTCCGTCTTGCGCCGCAACACCGGCTCGCCGTCTTCCGGCATGGGGATGCCGGCGCGGTCGTGCGCCCAGCGGGTGGGGATGTCCATGACCGTGGCCAGCTCGGGCAAGGACTTGGCCAGCTTTTCCAGGTCCTCGGGCCGGCTCGGGTCGAAGACGAAACGCGGCAGCAAGGCCGGATCGGCTGCGCCTTCGTTGAGGAAAGCCAGCGGGGCGAGCAGCTGCCGGGTCAGCGAGCCGGCGATCTGGCGCGCGTCGCTGGCCAGGATGTCCAGGCGCACCTCGTTGTGGATCTCGCCGAGCGCCTGGCTGCCCACGCCCTTGGTGTCCGTGGTCAGCGTGCTGCCCAGGATGGCCTTGGACTGCCCGGTCTCGCACAGCTCGTGCATGGCGACGAACGGCTTTTCACTGCCCCGGGCCGCTTCCTTGAACTCGATGCCCATGCCCTCGGGAATGATGCCGGCGGCGTCGGACCCCAGCGCCTGCAACGCGGTGAGCAGGGTCTTTTGCTCCTCCTCGCTGGTGTTCGCCGGGTATTTGCCCAGGCGCATGGGCAGGCCGTGGATTTCCAGGAACTGCGAAAAGTCGCCCCGGCAATACTGCTTGAGCAGGTAGGTCCAGCACAGCACGCGGAAAAGCCCCGCCCGGGCGAAGAGGCCCGACTTGGAGCGGTGCTTGTGCACGATCCACCCGAGCGGCCACAGCTCCTGCCCTTCGGGCGTGTCGTCGCGCAGGCGCAAGGTGGCCAGGTCGTCGGCCAGCATGAGCCAGTTTTGCGGCCGGTGGTGCAAGGCGGCGGGAAGATGCTTCGCACCGTCGAAGGCCCATTCGATTTCCAGGCAGGCGAAGCCGTGGCCGATGGCGTCGGCCATGTCCAGGATCACGTCCTCGAAATCCGGGATGGCCTCCACCTGTTCGCGCACGGCCCCGGCCACGGCCTCGGCCCGCTTGCCGCCGGCCTTGCCCGGCTCGATGCGCCAGGGAATGGAGAGAAGCGCGCGACGGCGCTTGGACAGCTCGGCGTGGATATGCTCGTCCCGGTCCTCGATTTCCGCGAACAGGGTATGCTGGCCCACGATGTCGCCGGCATCGGCCGCGCGCAGGATGGCTTCCAAACGCCGGGGCGTCAGCCCGCCGGTCAGGCTGGCGATGTAGGCGTTGTGCAGCCTGGCCAGCAAGGCCGTCTGCGTCGTCTGCATCTCCTTTTGCGCGCCGCCCTTGAAGGCGGATAACGCGGCTTTCAGGCGATCAATCATCGTCATCATGGTCGTGACGTCCTTTGCGGATCAGGTTGCGGCCGCCGGCCTTGGGCACGCGGGTGAAGGCCATGGCGGCAAAGCCGCGCGTGGCCGCCTGCCACAGCATCTCCAGGGCGTCCGGGCCGTCGTCGTGGTCGGCTTTCGGGAAATGGCGCAGCTGCTCGATGAGCGCGCGCTGGGAAGGATGCAGCCGGATGCGCTCCTGGGCGAAATAGGGTTGCAGGGCTTCGATGCGCAGCGCCTTGTCGGCAATGGGGGTCACGCCCCGGGCCGGAATGGCCAGCCCGCGCAGCATGGCCCGGCGGATCAATTCCGTTCGCAGAAACTCCTGGAACTGCACTGCCTCCACCACCCACAGCAGGCAGCGGTAGCGCTCGTGAAAGGTGATGACGTCTTCGATGATCTTGTCCGGCACGCGCTTGCGGATGGCGGCCTCGACCACGTCCAGCACGCCGCGCTCCCGGGACCAGCCGCCAATGAGGATGGCCGACGGGTCGCGGGCCGCCCCGGCCTTGCCCAGGCTCGGGTCCACGGCCCCGAAATAGCGCCAGTCGTCGCGGCGTTCGACCCAGAAGGTGAGGCAGGCGGCAAAGGGCGCGTCCTCGCCGGCCAAGGGGTCGTTTTGCTGCTCGGAGTCGAAGGCGGCGTGGCCGTCCCGGGCGCGTTTCACCATGAGCTTGTAGAGCGGCCGCGCCGACGGCCAGGACACCACCGCCCCTTTCTCCATGGCCTTTTGGTTTTTCCGGTAAAAGGTCCGGGCCGCGTCTTCGCCCAGGGAAAGCAGGATTTCCTCCCAGCGGTCCCAGAGGTCGAGCCGGTCCGGCCACTGGATCACGGCCTTGAACTTGCGCGAGCGCCACAGCCGGTTGCCGAGCAGCCGGGCCAGCACGGAGTCGTAGTGCAGCACCGTGCCGACCAGGATCACGTCCATGGTGTCCCCGGCCTCGCCGAGGGACAGCACGGTTTTTTGCAGCCAATCTTGCAGCTTGTCGCGCTGCTCCGGGCTTTTCACGTTCTCGTCGTTTTCCAGGTCGTCGCAGATGACCAGGTCCGGCCGGTGCGGGCCATGGCGCAGGCCGCGCATGCGCTTGCCCGAGCCGAAGGCCTGGATTTTGGCGTCCGTGGCCGTGATGGCCACACCCACGTTCCACACGCGCCCCAGGCCCACGGCCTTGGGAAAATCCATGGCCAGACGCGGGTTGGCCTCCAGCTCGGCCTTGACCGCCTCCAGGAGCGCGGCGGCCTGTTCGAAGGCGTCGGCGACGAGGATCACGTAGCGTTTGCGGCCGGTAGCCAGGCACCACAGCACGAAAATAAGGGCCACGATGGTGGACTTGGTCTCGCCGCGCGGCGCGGCGCAGGCCAGCCGCTGGCCGTCCGGGTTGTCCACGATGGCCGGCAGGGTGCCGTCCAGCCAGGCGTGGAGCACGGAATCGCCGTAGCGGCAGTAATGCGGAAAATAGGTGTGGCGGAAAAAGGAGAAGTCGCCCTGCACGCGCTCCCGGCGCTCGCGCGAAGCGTCCGGGTCCGAGGCGAAGCCGTCGCATTCCGCCTCGATGGTGCGGCGCATGCTTTCGGCCAGCCGCGCCAGCTCGGCCAGGAAGTCCTTTTGTTTGAGCTTGGCCATGGCTTACCCGAAGAGCTTTGCGACCTCGGTTCCGAACGGCTCCAGCACTTCCAGAAAGGCCTGGGCATGCTGCGGGAAGCGGTCGCGGATGAAGCCTCCGAGCTTGTCCAGCACGGAAAGCGCCGTAGCCAGCTCGGACGTCTCGGGCAGCACGCGCTTGCTGGCCGAGACGGTCTTGTTGAAGCTGTCGGCCAGGCTGGCCAGCATCTCCACCTTGGAGGCCGCCGGCAGGTCGGCATCGCTGGAAATGACGTCCATCATGGCCTTGTGCTGCACCACATAATCGGCCAGCATCTGCCGGGCCACGGCCTCCACGCCCTCGCCGGCCAGCAGGCAGGCGGCGCGCAGCTTGTCCCAATCCTCGCCGGCTTCCCGGGCCGCGCGTTTCCAGCGGCCCGCCGTGGCCGGGGACACGCCGGCTTTGGCCGCCGCCATCTCCAGGGGCAGCCGCTCGTGCACGTAGGCCGCCCGCACGGCCGCTATCTTTTCGGAGCCGTGGGCCATGGTTACCAGCCCATCTTGGCCTTGATGTAGCCCACGGCCAGGGCGACCACGCCGCCGGCCACGGAGCCGGAAATCCCCCCGGCCACGGCCGCCCGCCGGTCCACGGCGTCGAGCTGCGCCGTCACCTTGTCCACCTTGCCGTCGATGCGCCGCAGGAGCGCCAGCTCGGTGGACTCGTTTTCCCGTTCCTGTGTCATGGTTTTCCCCCCGGCCGCTCGATGAGGCGGTCCAGCTTGTGTTCGATGACGGCCAGGCGTTCGAGCATTTCCGACCGCATCAGGATGTAATCGTCGCGGCGCACGCAGCCGTCCGCCACCTTGTCCCGCAGCGCCGCCACCTCGGCCTCGTGGCGCTTGAGCGCGTCCTGCAAGTGCTTGATCCACAGGCCGCCGAAAAAGGCGATGAGGCCGAGCACCGCGTTGACCGCGATGGGAGCCCATACGGCGGCGTCCATCAGTGCGCTCCGGCATCCGTGGCCAGGTCGATGAGGGCGTCAAGCTGCGCTTCCATGGCTTGGGAGCGCGCGCCGAAGTCTCGGATGTTGGCCAGGATGTCCGCCGGGGTCACGGCGCGGACTGGTCGTAATCCGGGACCAACGGCCGGGGCGGCGTCGGGCGCTCCAGCAACTGGGGCGGGATCTGCGGCTTGGGGCACGGCACCGTCACCGGAACCACCGGCGGCACCGATGGCTTCGTTGTACAGGCGCACAAACTCAGGACCGAAAGCACAATCAAGGCCGGCAGTCGCATGCTTGATCCTCCTCGTGATGTCGCGGACTTTCGAGGCGCTTTCGCGCTTGGTCCGGTCCAGTTTCGCGGCAAGGGTATTGACCCGGGCCTGGGCCGCTTCCAATTCCTCCCGGGCCTTGCGCTCGGCATCCGCCCAGGCTTTGGCCTGCTCGGCCTTCCATGTCGCGGTCTGGGCATTGAGCTCGGCCACCTCGACCCGGCGCGCGGCATCGGCCTTCCCGAAGCCCTCCCGGTAGCCGACCCCGAAGGCGATGGCGCAGGCGACAAGCGCCGCCAGGGCACCCAGCACCCACTTATTGAGCAGCAGGGACATGGCACACCCCCTGGCCCCATCCGTCGCGGATGTAGAGCGGTTCGAGCGTCCCCAGGATGCGCCTGGGGTAGCCCCGGTTTTCCTTCCAGGCGGCGGCATTGCGGCCGGCGTTGAAGCGTTCGACGTGGCCGAACCAGATGCGCGGGTCCGCGCCGTTGCGCCCGGCCAGGGACGCGTCGCGTTGCACCCAGCCCAGGCCGCCGTTGTAGCCGGAAAGCGCCATGGCCATGCGCTGGCAGGCGTCGCGGCCGCGCACACGGTCCCAGAGCCATTTGTCGTAGGTGGCCAAGGCCCGAAGCGCCCACCCCGGGTTGAATGGGGCGTTGTCGGCCAGCTCGGGCACAAGCCCGGCGATCCATTGGGAGGTGGACGGCATGAACTGCGCCAGGCCGCGCGCGCCCACGGGAGAGACGGCGTTTTCGCGCCAGCGGCTTTCCTGGTGCACTTGGGCGGCAAGCGTGGCGACCGGCGCGGAAAGGCCGAAGGCGTAGCGGCCGCAGCGGGTCAGCTCGGCCCGGTGGCGCAGGGCATTGGCCGGGATGCTCTCGGCCCGGGCCGCCGCGAAGGTGAGCAGCAGTACGGCCAGCACCCCGGCGGCGAGGCCCGCGCCCCACCAGAACCCCGAGAAGAAGTGCCGCAGGACAAAGTCCGCGGCCGCATCCGCCCGGGCAAGCCAGGCGTCGGGAATGTGCCGCAGGATGTCGGCAAAGAACCGGCGCACGGCTACAGCCCCAGGCCCACGGCCAGCATGACGCCGAGCACGACCAGGGCGCGGCGCAGCAGCGCGGCGGCGAAGATGGATTCGTAGCCCGGCACCACGGCGTAGTCGGCTTCGTCGACGGAAAATTCGGCGTCGTGCTTGCGCCATTCCTGGGCCAGGTAGCCGTCGGGTCTGGCGTAGGGGAACAGCCAGCGGTCGAGCCAGTAGCCCACGTAGCCGGCCAAAAGGGCCAGGGAGCTCTTGTAGAGAATGACCGGCAACTGCGCCGGCGACACAACGGCCAGCGACGCCACCAGCAGCACGGCCGCCATGGAGCACAGGAGCAGACGCGGGGGATTGAGCTTGTTGAACATGAACGCCTCCTTGCAATGCGATTGCGGTTTTGGAGGCGGAAACGAGGCCGCCCCCGGACGCCGCCTATGCTAGGCGGCGCACCGGGGGCGGTGATAGGTGAAGGGGGTCAGGAGGTTATTTTACGTCCATCCAAATTACTTCCGCCAGCTTGCTGCGGTCATTGTAAACGCTTTCCTCGTGAGCATCCAGGTCATTCAAAGTCTTAAGTCCTTTCCGCCTTGCATTCATATATGCCATGCCGAGGTCTATAAGTTCCGAGCCTGTCTCCTGCACCGATGTCGGAACGTTCATTTTTTCTACCTTGTCGCGGTAGGCCATGGCGTCCTGCATCCATTTTCCCCCGGCAGGAAAACCGGAACCGAAGCCGGCTTGTGCAAATTGCGGTTGCTTTTTGAGGGCCAACAGACGCTCGTACAACGCGCGAAGTTCCTTTTGAACTTTAGGAAGATCAGGATATTGCGTCAAAGTGGGCGCTTGAATGGGAACAATCTCAAAGTTATCCGCATGAACAGGAAAAGCCAGGACAAAAACTACCCCCAATGCCAACAGAACCCGCTTCATGTTCCCCCCTTCAGAGCAACCGCAGTTGGTCATCCGCTTTGATTGGCACTGTCTTCAAGACGTTCCATATCCGTCTATCTGACAATTTGTACCGCCGTGCCAAATGGAAAACAACCTCGGCCGACGAGCGTCCCTTGTTGGTCTCGGCCACGAAATAGGCGTTGATCTCCGCATCCCGGGCCGCCTGCAAGGCCGCCGCGCACCGGGGCACGTACAGCTCGCCGCCGCCGAAATGGCGCACCAGCGCATCCGCCGCGTCCACGCCCACCACGTCGGCCAGCATGTTGTAACGCAGCTCCCCCAGCTTGGTCTGCCGCTTGGGCACGGGAAAGGTGGTGCCGCCCAGGGACCGCACCAGCTTCATGGCCTTTTGCAGGCCGATCAAATCTACCAGCTCCTGCACGGACGCCGGCAGGTTCAGGCCCTCGCTCATGCCGACCTCCCGTGGCGCTTGGCGTCGCGGACAAGCGCGGCCAGCACGCCGCGCGCCTGTTCGGCGGACAACCATTCCAGCTTTTCCGCGCCGTACATGCGTTTGGCGATGCTGGCGGCATAGGACCAGGGCCGCTTGGCCTCGGCCAGAAGCGCCTCGATCTTGTCCACGTAGCCGGCCGCATCGGATCGCGCGGCCGGCTTGCGCCGGGAAGGCTTCTTCGCCGGCTCCTGCCAGCCGAGGGTGCGCAGGTAGGCGAGCACTCGGACCAGCTGCGGCACAGTCAGGGCGGCGGCGCTTTCCCAGTCGGTCAGCCGTTCCAGGACGGCGCGGTAGCTGGCGTCATCCAATCCCAGGTCTTTCTTGGCGATATGGATTTTTGCCAGCAGGCTTTTACGGGATTCGGGACGCGTGGCCATATTAGCCTCCTGAATCAATTGACAATTCAAGATCCCATTTCCTACTTTTCGATTGCTGCGTCGCAAAGAGGAGAGACGCCCACACATGGTGCCCAAAAGGCATCCGGGGTCGGAAACTGGTTGTGGCGCAGCATCAAAAAAAATTCTTCAAGTCTCCATTTCGTTTTCACAGCTGCTCATCAGGCCCGGGCCGCCACGCCCGGACGACCGCCCACGCGGGGCGGTTTCGCTACGCCGTTCTGGCTATGATGCGCTGCGCCTGCCGGGCGTAAGGCTGGCGCAATCCCCCGTCTCTGATGGCCTGGTTGAGCAGCTCCGAGAGGGCTTCGGCCTGTTTCTTCCAGTGCAGCGCCTGGGCTTCGGCGCTCCGCAGTACCCGCAGCGGGACCGGGCGACCCACCGACGGGGCCGCTCCCGGTTCATTGCCTTGCCTCATGGTGTCCATGTCGCGTCCTCCCGGCCTACGGCCAATCCTGATTGAGATATTCGACAAGTCGGATGCTGGCGGCAGCGAGCCTGACCGCACTCTCCCGAGCACTGCCATGCCGACCTCCAAGCATGTCCGTGCAGACACTCAAACCGGACCGGGCCATGCCATGCGACCAAGCATAGGCCGTTGGCGAGGTCACGGCCGGCATCCGGTCCAGCTCCTCCCGCACCTCGATAGGCAGCGCCGTGTCCATCACAGCGCCGCCAGGTCCAGGGGGATGGGGTCATAAGAGCCGTCTTCCTGGCGCTCGTAGACGCGCAGCAGCTTTTTGCTGCCCACCACCTGCAAGCTGTCGGCAATGGCCTCCATGGCCTCGCGCCAGCGGGCGTCCTGGATGTCGAGCTTGCGCAAGCCCAGGATCGCGCCGGTGTTGACCCGGCCTTCCTTGTCCACGTCGAAGGCCTGGTTGATGATGGCCCGGATTTCCTCCCGGCTGTCCTGCGCCCACTCGGTCAGGCACTCGTCGATAAGCGACTTGGCCGCCTGCAACTGCTCGCTGAAGGCCATGTGTTCGCTGATTTGCACCTGCACCTTGTAGCGGCCGTCGAAGCTCAAAAGCGAAATGTTGCCCTTGTTGCCGCCGCGCTTGGCCCCGTACTTCTCGGCCGAGATGTCGGCAAAGGCCTGGATGTCGCCCAGGGTGTTGGCGCGAAATTCCCGCATGGCCGCCTGCACGCCCTTGGCCTTGGCCACGATGGTGCGCGTCAGCTCGTCGCGCAGCTTGTCCACCGGCTTGACCGTGCTCTCGGGGATCAGATGCCCCTTGGCGTTGGCCATGTAGCCTTCCGGAATGGGGGTTGCCGTCGTCATGCCGTTTGCTCCTTTCCGGCCGCCTTCCGGGACCGGGGTTTTGTGGTGGTGATGGCTTCGTCGGGCCGGTGCGGGCAGGTCTGGCAGGCGCGCCACAGGCGCAGGGCCGCCGGGCTCGACGTGGGCATCGCGCCGGCATTGTCGGCGCATTCCCCGGGCGTGATTTCCCGGCCGAGATGGGGACAAACCTGCCGGCCGAGGACGGCCAGAACGGTGGCGGACAGCTTGTCCGTGCGGCCCGGGTACTTGCCGGCCAGGGCCAGGCTGACCGCCGTGCGCGAGTAGCCCAGCCGCCGGCCCGTGGCCGCGATGGACGTCCGCGCCGCCTCGGCCGCGAGGAGGTCGCGCCAGTCAGCGGACATGCCCGGCCTCCTGCGGCGTGCGGTCAAGCTCGAAGACCTGGCCGGTGTTGCAGTCCGTGATGCGCCTGGTGCGCGTGTTGAAGGCCGGGGCCTCGGGGCCGGTGGCCCGGTCGCGCCTGAGCCGCCAGCGCTTGGCCCCGGCTTCACCGCGACGCGCGAGCGGCAGCAGGTAGCCGGCCGCTTCCAACGCGGCGAGGTAGCGCGACAAGTTGCTCTCCGGCTCCTTTTCGCTCCCGTCGCACAGCATGGTGAGCAGGTCGTCCAGGCTGAAGCCGTCGCGCATGCCCATGGCGCGCCACGCCCTTTGGCGCAGGGTCAACACTTGCCGCGTGACCGCCTTGCCGCCACAGGGACCGGACGTGATCTCGCGCCCCTCTGCCAGGAACTGCCGCCCCTTGTCCGTGATCTGATGCGCGCCTTCGGCCGAGACGACCAATCCCTTCCCGGCGAGATTGCACAGGCAACACCGCAGCGTATGGGGGTTCCCGTCGAGCGCCGAAGCCAGCTGCCGCGTGAGTTTCGGCCCGTCCGCCAGGGCGTTAAGGATCGCCAGCCCTGACCAGGCCATCTAACGCCCCCCGGCGGCGCAGGCGGCGCGGTTCGGAGCGGCGACGCCGATGCGGACCATCTTGGGCGTGCGGCTTTGCCAGTCGAAAGCAAGCGGCGCGCCTTCCAGGTTGGCCACGTCCACGGTGTCCAGGCCGTTGAGTCTGGCCAGGCGCTCCACGGCTGCGATGACGTTTAAGGCCTCGCGCATGCGCCCGCCGGAAATGCGGTGCACCTCGGCCATGAGCGCCGGCGTCATGCGCACCTCGGAAAGCTGCTCGCAGGCATGGGCCACGTCGGCCACGCTCGCGGGCTTAAACTCCACCACCTGGGCGATGCGACCGTGAATCTGCTTGTACCGGCTGATTTGCTGTTGGATGCGGTCCATACCGATCAGCACCACCGTCACCTCGGCGCGGTCGGACAGGTCCCGGATTTTTTCCAGGGCCACGGCCTTGTTGTGGAGCGTGAACTCGGCCTCGTCGATGACGATAGGCAGCTGCGCTTCCACCACCCGCTCCAGCAGGCGGCCGAAAAGCTGTTGCGCCGTGCCCGAAGGGTCCACCTTGATGGCCTTGGCCAGCTCCACCAGAAAATACTTGGGCGTCCAATCCACATTGGCCCGCAGGAACACGGCCCCGGCCTCGGTGGCCCAATGCCCGACGATATGGGACTTGCCGAGCCCCGGCGCGCCGTGCACCAGCATCATGCCGGCCTCGGCCGCGCCGCGCTGCTCCACGGCGGCGATGCCGGCCGTGAAGCGCGAATAGTTCTCCGTTTTGACAAACTGCTTGCGCATGCCTTCTCCCTGTCGGTCTATTTGGTTTGCGCCCGGGGCAGGACGTTGCCGCCGTCCCAGGCGATGCCTTCGTAGCGGTAGAAATCGTGGAGGTCGGTGTAGGCCGGGGACCGGACGTAGGCGTCCAGCCAGGCATGGTCGCCGTCGGTCCAGCGGGCGCGGTGGCGCATGAGCCAGGCGTAGCGGTCCTGCTCGGACAAAAAGAGGGGCCGTTTCCCGGAATCCGCCGGGGCGGCGTCCCGGGATTCGGGCGCGGGAAGCTCCGGCAGCTCGGGTGCGGGCGGCGTGACCGCGTCGGCCACAAGCGTGATCTCTTGCGGCGCTTCGGGCAGCGTCACCGTGGCCCCGGGCGCGATCCGGGCGATCTTGCCGGCGAGCCTGGCCACTTGCCCCTTGGCGCGCCGCTCCCGGGCGGCTTCCACTTGGTTTTTCGGGAAATAGTCGATGCTGTTGCCGTCGAGCTTGGCCGTGCAAATCATCTCGCCCCGGGTGGTCCAGCAATAGACCTTGGAGGCGTCCCAGATGTCGTAGCGCACGTCCACGAAGTCGCCGTGGAAATCGGCCAGCGCCTCGGCAAAATAGGTGTGGTTGAAAAGACGCACTTCGCCGTTTCGCACCTTGCGCGGGATGCCGGGCATGAAAAGCTCGTCGCGGATGGCTTCGGGCACAGGGAACGGCTCGAAGCCGCGCGAAACGAACTGCGCCCAATATTCGTTGGGGGAAAGATGCCGCCGCCGGCCCGTGACCTGGTCCTCCACGCGGGGCAGGCCCCGGTGCGGCGTGGCGTTGTATTCCTCCACGCGGGCGAGCAGCGCCGCCTTGAACGCCTCCCAGGTGGGCAGCAGCCGCGACGTGCCGCGTTTTTTCAGGTCCGCCCGGGTGATCTTGAAAATTTTGTGGGCGGCGTCGCCGTCCATGTCGGCATGGGAGCAGGACGGCAGGCGCTTGGACAGGGGCTCGCACAGCGTCTTGACCGCGCGCTCCATAAGCCCCTTGCCCTGGGGCCGGCCGGGGATGGCGCGGACCGCCTCGATGCCTAGCCGGTCGAGCATGCCCGAGCCCGGGGTGAGCATGATGTTGTTGACGTAGCCCGGGCCGTTGTCCGTGTAGAACATGGCCGGGATGCCGCCGAAAAGGCAGGCCATGCGCAAAGCATCCAGCACCGTGCCGGCGCTTTCGGCCTCGCCGATGGAGAGCCCCACGCAGCGGCGCGTGGCCACGTCGAGCACAAAGGTCACCTCGACCTTGAAGGGCTGGCCGTGGATGGGGTGCTGGATTTCGGCGTCAAAGGTGGTGCCGTCGGCGGTGTAGACGTCGGTGGGCCACAGCTCGTTCGTGCTGCGGCGCTTGTGGGGCCGGCGCTTGAGCAGGGCGTTGCCCGTGTCGCGGCCGGCCTCGCGGTCGGGATCGGCCATCTTGGCCAGAAACCGGCGTACAGCGAAAATGGAGGGCGGCGTGCCTTCCCAGGCCTTTGCGAACTGGTTGTAGGCGTCGGTGATGGCGGGCTTTTGCGGCCGCTGCCAGATGGCCAGGAACGCCGGTGCCCAATCGGGCACGCGCATGTCCTTGCCCTGGTGCCTGGGGGCCAGCGCCGCCTCGCCGCCTGCGGCGAACATGCGGCACCAGTCGTAGAGACGGCGGCGGGAAAGGCCGCGCCCGGCGGCCATGCGGTCGTTGGCCACGGCCACCAGCTCCGCGAGATGGGGAGCCAGGGCGCTGTCTTTGGCCGCCTTGACCAGGTTGCGGATGGCCGCTTCCTTGCCGATCAACGGAACGGCGCGTTCGATCTCGCGCACGAAGGCCAACCGGGCCAGGGCGGTCTCGCGCTGGCGCTTGGTGAGTCTGGCCAGGGAGGCCGGCGCGCCCTGAGTGGTCACGGCCGGGGGCGTCGCGGCAGAAATGGCAGGCGTGGTGTCCGGTTCGGGATCGCCGGCCAGCATGGCAGCGGCAAACGCCTGCCGCACGTCCTCGGGCAGCGCGCGCACCGGGTAGAGCCGGCGCTTGCCGCCACGGCAGGGCACCTCTTCAAAAGGCCATCCTTCCTTTGAGGCCCTGGTCTGGATGGCGCGATCCGTCATGCCAAGCGCCTGCGCGATCTCTTTTGCCGTGACCATCTCTTGCATTGCCGCTACCGCCTTACGCCGCTTCCTTTCCCTTCATGTCTTCCGGCAACGCCAACAGCCGCCCCGGACAACCCACATCGAGCAACGCCCGAAGCGCCTTCCTGTTGTTGCGCCGGCCGTGCACGGTCTCCGAGACGATGGGCCGGGAGATGCCGGCCCGGCGGGCAACGTCGGACACCGTAATGCCTCTTTCCACCATCCAGGCCCGGACCTTCCTGCCTTCGCGGCCTTCTCGCTTCATAGTTCCGTCTCGATTTTGCGTTTGCGCGCCCGCAGGCGCTTGATTTCCTGTTCCGTCCGCGCCCACTCCAGAAGCCGGGCATCCTCGCCGTCGATGACCCGCCAGCCCAGGCCATGGGACCGGGCCAGTAGGTCCAGGGGCTCCGGCGTGCCGAACACGTGGCAGAAGATGTTCAAGGCTCGGGTGCTCGGCACGTTCTTGGATTCGTTGGGATTGAGCCACTTCTCCAGTGTCGCCAGAGTCAGGGCTTCGGCGTTGCCGCCGCAAAGCCGCACCCCGTAGCGCCGCGCCGCCGCGTTGAGCCTGTCCACAGCCTCGGCCCGGGAAAGCCCGGAGCTTTCCACGATCCGGCTCATGGACGTCGCTATATCCGCGTCCATGTTGAGGCTGGGCAGGTCCAGCAGGCTTCCTTGTCTGGCGCTTTGCATCGAAGTCGTAACCCTTGATCCGAAAATTCCCGGGCGTCGGACATTGTGTAACGGTGTCGCCCCTGGTAGCTACGTTTGTAGCGGGTTAACCGTCGCTCGTGAGTCCTGAATAAACGTTTGTTTTGTTATTTGTCAAAACAATTGTTTGTTTCGGACTTAAAGTTTTTTGCCCCCAACCTCTTCCACGGTTTTATTAATTTTATGAATAAGTTAGATGAAAAATCACCTTCACAGCCTAATTCGGGCTTTGATTCGCGCTTAGACAGTGAAAGTCCGAATCTTGGGGATAGGCTTAGAAAGCTCTGGTCGCATACGGGATTGCGGCAAGAGGATTTCGCCACGAGGCTCGGAATAACAACTGTAACTCTTCAAAACTACTTTAAAAACATCCGTTTGCCGAATAGTGATTTCATTAAACAAACGTGTACTGAATTTTCAGTGCTCCCCGAGTGGCTTCTCTGGGGCACCGGCCCCATGCTTCGCGGGAACGCCCAAGTTGCGTCTGCGGAAGCACAGACAAAGTGCCTTGTTCCATCTGGCGAGCCGCAGTGGATGGCCCCGGATGCCGCGCCGACCATGGGCTACACGCTCGTGCCCAAGGTCAAAGCGCGCTTGGCGGCTGGGACGGGAAGCTTGGAAACGGAAGGCGAGATCGTCGGATATTATGCGTTCAAGACTGATTTTCTGACAAGAAAGGGCCATGCTAAGCGCATGGTTCTAATGGATGTATTAGGAGACAGCATGGAGCCAGAAATATGGAATGGCGACACCGTGCTGCTTGATGAAAGCCAAAATGAAATATTGGCTGGTGGGCTGTTTGCTGTGGGAATAGATCAAGAAGTTTTCGTAAAATACCTAGATAAAGTCCCTGGCAAGTTGATTTTGCGCAGCAAAAATCCTGCGTATGCCCCTATTGAAGTAAATATGAACGGCCAACTTTCTGATGCAGTGCGCATCATCGGCCGCGTGGTCTGGAGCTGCCGCGAGTACGTGCGCTAA